CTTAAGAATAAGGTACTCTGTTGCATCAGTTTGATTTATCGTCAAACCATTATTAGCAACTATATTTGTGGAATTTGCAGCAATATAAGAAACTGAATTGCCGATATAAAGAGAGCTTACGTTACCAGCTGGCTCAAAAATATTACTACCATCAGAAGAATAAAGCTTCTTATCTGTTAAATTGAGCGCGAGTTCGCCTGTACTTAATGTAACAGTAGTAGGCGTCTTTCCTGCTACAGATGAGCGTTTAAGACGAAAGGTAGTATTAGCCGCCATATGGCTCCCCTAAAACTCAGTATATACTGAGGTTAAAATACATTATCTTCTAATAAAACAGCAGTAGGTTCTACTGGTTTCTTTTTATTTATTGTTTTCTTATTGTTAATTTCTTTTAATTCAACGTTTTCGTCAAATAACTGCTGCATTTCTTCTTTTTGTCTTTGTATTTCTTTTTCTAAATCATTTATTCTAAAAGACAATTTATCTCGTTCTTGAACCAACGCCTCTTTATTTCTATTTGATTCTTGTATGCCTTTTTCTATAAACGTGTTTCTAGCAGTCAACTGTTCTATTTGGGCTTCGAAATTTTTGTTTTTAATTGTAAGATCCTCAACAGAACGTAAAGCCTGTTGATTTATATCGTTTTGAATTTCTAAGTTTTTCTTTGATTCTTCTGATGAGTTCATGAGCATCGCAAGTTTTACCTCGTAATCGATGCTCTTTTTCATATACTCAAACAATAATTGTTCTTGACGTTTAATGTAAAATAGGTTATAATTACTTTGTTCAGATAAATCCATTATATAATCAACCTTTGTTAGAACGTTCCGCCGTCTAGAATATCATACACAATCGCTGAACCATTTGATTGCAAAACGTATCCAACGTTAGTATTGAATGCCAATGGTGTGAATCCATTAGTGCTATTAGCAATCATAAGATCATTATTAGAGTAACTACTCAAACCAGTACCACCAGAATTACCAAGTAATGGTGAAGATAGGCTAAGAGTATTAGCAACGATATTAACGTTTACAGAAGAATTAGCAGTTATTGCAACTGTAAGAGAATTTGATACAAGAGCACCAGAATCAAGATATGCTTTAAGAGTTGCAATTTGATATGAAGAATCATTTGTGTCAATGTTATTATTAGCTTTAATATCTTGAGCTAAATGTTTGAATAATTTGAATACACCGTCTTCATGGTCTCTGAAAAGACCAGCAGATCTGATTAATGCTTCGGAATAATATTCACCAACAAAACCTATATCAACAGTATCAGATGTTGTATTGTTACCTGCAAGGTAAATTAATGGATCAGATACAACAACAGAATTAATATCGATAGTTGTAAGATTACCAGTAACTGTTAAGTCGCCGAGAACAGAAACATTTCCGCTGAAATTACCAGAAACAGCATTTACTGTATTAGCGAAAATTGTCTGCCAACGAAGACCGTCATTACCTAGATTGTAGGTTACATTTGCTTGTGGAACTACGTTACTGTTTATATAACCAGAAACTGTTACGTTTGAACTAAATGTAGTTCCGTTAGAAAACTCGTTATTGCCAGTATATAAGCCGTCACGAGAAAGAGTATCAGACATAGCGTTCGAATAAGCGTTCGAAGCTTTATCTTCTGAATATGTACGAAGATCATAAGCAGAATTACCACCAACTGTAATAGCATCAACAGAACTAATACCAGCACCATTTCCGTAAAATGCATTTGCTGTAATACCACCAGAACTGAATACGACATTAGTTGAATTAGCAGAAAAATCTGTACCAATAGTAAACGATGTAGCGTTTATTATATAACCGTTTAAATTTGCCTGGAATGTATGAACATTAGTCCAAGTAAAATTAGAATCAACATTAATAGAAATAGCGCCCTGATCGATCCAGTAAGCACCACCGCTAGAATTAGAAGCAAGAAGCTGATTTACACCAGAAGAACCGTTCGCGAAGATACTATTTGCTGCTAGATTTGCAACAATTATATTATCGATACCACTTGTAGAGTTTGCAACAAGAGCCTGGTTCGCTGTAAGCGTTCCAGGAACCATTTCACCGCCGATGCGGATAGAAGAACCGTCTACAGGATTACCGATATAAAATACATTACCATTAGCTGTAAAGGCTAATTCGCCGTTACTTAATCCAGTTACTGTGCTATTAGCTATCGATCTTTTAATTTGAATTTTATTTGACATTTAGAGCGGTCCTTGTTTTTTTATAATTATTTATATTTTAAAAAGTTCCACCGTCCAAATTCCCAGTTACATCAGCTAAATCAAGTTTTTTTACAATATATTTGTCAGTATTTTGGTCATAAACAAGAGTTGCGTTTTCTACTTCATGAGAAGCATCAACGTCTAATAAATGGTCTAATCTATTAATTCCAGCAGCATTAGTTACATTTTTTAAAACAACAGGCGTTATCGAATCAACAATTCCTGCAGTTCCTCCTGAAGAAACTTTTATTGTTCTATTTCTTGAAACAATAACGTTAGTCATTTTTACCTCGTAACTTGAGGAGTTACAGTAACTATACCTTCTACAACGCGAGAAATAGTTGAACCGTTATCAATTTCAACATCATAAACGTATCTACCAGCAACTAGACCAGAAGTATTTGACGAATCTAAAGACAACGTAATTACGCCCGAAATAGTATTAACATTAGTTGAAAATGTAGCTGCTGGATTAATAGAAGTATACCATTTTCTCATTTGAGAATTAGCCGTATACCCAAGTAAGTTTAGAGGATCACCATTTTCGTCCTGTAAAGTTAAATCTACAGAAAACGTTGAGCCTTGATCTATTACTAAGTTTGCTTTAGTTGCCATCTTAAACCGTCATACTAGTTCTGAAAATTTTAGCCACAACAGTAGCTGTAGCAGGTGTGCATATTAAATTAAAGTTACCACTACCAATAGTAGCTGTTAACGTTCCTAAAGGTGCAGTAGCATTAGAAATTGAACCATATTCAGTTATATATGAAGTGGTTCCATTATGTATTGCTAATATCTTAGTTAACTGATAATTAGTATTTGTAGCGTCTGTAAATTGAATTGTATATTCTGCTGATCTATAAGTTGCTACAGCAAAAGAATCAATTGTTTGCGCTGTCGTAGAACTAAATGTATAAGTGTTAGTAGAAGTAAAGGCTACATTAGAAGTAGAGTTTGCAAAAGTAATATTTCTTGTATTAACATTATTACCTACAGTAACTGTATTACTTGATGATGTGAAAGTTAATCCTGCAGATCCAGCGAACGAACCACCACTATTATACTGTATTTGAGTATCAGAACCAGATGCAGAAACAGAAGCAGACGCTGTAGTTTGTATAGTTCCATCTGGGAATTTAACACCGCCACCAGTAGTTCCGGAAGTATAAGTTGTTTCAATAATACCTTTTACTGTTAAAGGAGATCCTGGGGCAGAATTACCTACACCTATACGAGAGTTACTAACATCAATGTAAAGAAGGTTTGTATAAAATGTAGAATTAGTTGTACCAGTTATTACAACACCATTGCTGAAAAACCCTCTACCAATATAACTATTTGACCATTGATACTGTGCATTACCAAACGAGTATGCCATATTTGAAGTTGGGTTAATATTACCTGTAGCAGTTCCTGTATAAACAACTGCACCAGAAACGTCAAAATTACCACCAACTTTAAAGTTACCTATAACATTAGCCCAACCACCAACAGTTAAATTACCAGCGATGTTCGCATTACCGCCTACGTTCGCATTACCCGCTATATTAGCATAACCTGTAGTTGTAATTGAAGTAGAATTTATAGAAGTATAATCCGTGTTACCAGTAAAAATTGTATTATTAGAAATAACCGTATTTACTATAGAATTACCTACTCTAACTGCAGTATTATTTGCGGTAACGTTTGCACCAGAAGAAATAGTGCTAACGACGCCAAGAGTAGAAAATAAATTAGCAGCACCCTGAACGCCTAAAGTAGAAGCTAAATTAGCAGCACCAGATACGCCTAATGTTGAATTTATATTAGAAGTAGTACCAGTTACGATTAAATTACTAGAGATAGACGTTAATGTACCTGTAACATTTAAATCGCTAGTTATAGATGTATTAACACCAGTTACAGTTAAATTAGAAGTTATTGTAGTATTAGTTCCTGTTATAACAACGTTTGATACAATATTAGTGTTTGATTCTGTTATAACTAAATTTGAACCTGTAATATACGTATTTGAATTTATGTTTGCTATTGTTCCTACAACTGTTAGATTAGAATTAAGTGTTGTATTAGATCCAGTAACAGTAACATTAGAAGCGATATCAGTATTAGTAGTTTTTATAACAAGATTACCGCCAGTAATATACGTATTAGAATTTACGTTTGTAAAACCACCAGAAGTTTGAATAGTAACGTTAGAAAGAATAACAGTGTTAGTGCCAACAAATTTAGTATTAGAAGCAACGTTTACAGAAGTCGCATTAACTTGAACTGTATTAGTAGAAGCATCAATATTTAAAACTGTGTATGGACTACCGCCAGGACCAGCAGCTGCAGAAGAATTTACATATAAATTACCTGTAATAACATTATTGTTTGAAGTAACGTATAAATTTTTACCAGTTGTTATAAAAGAATTAACTGTAGTTCCTATTATTAAATTATTTGAATTTATTGTAGTATTAGCAACTGAATTTATAACTAAGTAATTACCATTTACTAATGCATTAGACGATTGAATCGTAAGTGTATTAGAAACAATACCAGCATTTGCTACTGTTGTAACTGTTAAATTGTTCGAATTTATAGCAGTATTTGATATAGTATTAACCCATAAGAAATTTGAGTTAACAAGCGCATTAGCAGATTGAACCGTAAGTGTATTAGATACAATACCAGCATTAGATGTTGTCGTAACTAATAGATTATTAGAAGTAACGAATGAGTTAGATGTAGTTGTTACTATAAGATCATTTGAATTAATATAGGTATTTGAAGTAGCGTCAATAACTACAGTGTTAACATAAACATGAACATTAGTTTGATCAAAATGCGGAGAAGCAGGATCTGTAACACCAGTAATCATAACTAGATTGGCGATACCACCTAAAGAATTAGCGAAATTAAAAGTAGCATTGGATGTAACAGTGAGCGTATTAGAAGAAGTTACATTACCGCCACGAAGGTTATTGATTGCAAATAAAGTATTAGAACCAAAATAACCGTTAACAGTACCATTACCGTTCGTAAAACCGCCAATTACTGTATTATCAGTAGTTACTGCGTTTGTTGAAAGAACAGAAATAGTCTGATTCGTTCTTGCGAGCCAAGTACCGAACGTTTGAGAATTAGCTACTTGTGAAATGTAAACTGACATTTATCTCTTTTCCATTAATTGCATTAGCATTTGTTTAATTTCTCTTATATCATTCTTAGTTACTTGAAGCTCTTCTTTCAAATCATCATAATCATTTACCATTTTTCGAATTTTCATTCTTTCTTCTTTTTCTCTTTTATATTTATTTAATGCTTCAGTGTTTACATTTAAAATAGCTTTTGATTTTGAATCACGAACTAAATCTGGTTCATCCGTAACTTTATAATACATTAAATAATTTCCCCAGCACTCAAGGCAATGGCTCTATAGTCCTGTATTCTTGGTACAATACTAGAATCAGAAGAAAGTAGAACAATTTTTATCGAAAATGCTTTATAAGTATCGAAAATACTTCCATCCCTATTTTTATATCTTAATACATAAGAATTATTTACTAAGTTTAAATAACCTGTATAATCATTTGTTGCTGTTTTATTAGTTAAATCGTATTCATACTCAATGAAGTCGTTTATATTAGCTTTGCTACTTACAAGAGTATTTGTCGTTGAAAGCTGAGTCCACTGTTTGTTGTCAAATGATTCTGGGTCAGCTGCATTCCAAAATTTAGCGAATACTAATACGTCTGTTCCTGCTGGTTTATAAGCAGCTACGTAAACTTTGATATCATCAGCATCTTGCTTATCGGCTAGAATAACCTTTTTAGAAATATATCTAGCTTTTGCTAAACCACTATCTGGTGTTTTTTCGGTTGCAAGAATAGAAGTTGAAGTGTCGACAAACTGCATATTTGCGACTACGTTTCCGCTTGCACTAATATTTTTTACATTAGCTCCAGCTACAAAAACAGAAGGAGAAACAGGAGTTGCACCTCCAAGATAATTTACTATCATTGTTCCATTCGTATTATTTGAAGCATAAGAGTAAATAACATTAGATGTTTTAGTTGTGCTTATAACATCGCTTTCAATTAATGCTATTTGATCACCGACGTTAAAGGTTCCGTTAGCGTTATTGTACTGAATAGTTAATGAAATATTTTGAGGCGATGAATCGTCATAATTTACTATATTATAAGTTGCGATAAATCCAGATTTAATTTGGTCAATAACAGGAGTCAATTTAGTATTTGAAGACATAAATTTAGCATTTACTTGTACTGATTTGTTACCAGTATTATAACGATATTCGTCACTTTTACTTAATACAATTCTTTCCTTATCATAAAATGGTGTTTCTTGTGCAAACACTAAATTATAATAAGATGAATCAGTACTATAATCGTTTGCCATTCCTTTTATCGATAAATCAATAGATGTATAAGGAGGTGTTGAAATTGAAAACTTTGGCATAACAACATCATATTTAACGGTATTAATAGACTTAATGGTTGCAGAAGCTTGTGAACTTGAAGGAATTATCAAATGATTTTCAGTTAGGTAAACAGTAGAATTAGCTGTTGAATTACCTATCATAATATAACCATTTGAATAATTTATAGTTTTAATAATACCATTAAAATCACCATTTCCACTTAACTTACCTATAGTAGAAACAGAATCAGAGAATGTTGGAATAGTGTCAACAGTTACATTATCTGTTCCCTTAGCAGTTATTTTTCTAACATTTGTTTGTGTTCCAGTACTATTTCTTATATAAATTAAATCGTTTACTGTTATAGAAGAAGTGCTAGAAATTGAGCTGATAACATTAGTAGCAGAAGAAACTGTTACTTCACTATCAATAACATTATTTGAAAAATATACTTTTTCGTTTGTATCAAATGTTCCTAATAAATCGTTGGCAGAAAGATATTCCGTGTCATCATTAGTTAAAAGAACATTAACAGCAGAATTTATAGGAGTAAAGTCGTATCTAGTTATACCAAATTTTACATCTTCTTTCTGATATGGTGTCCAAGTTTTATTATCAGAAGAAGTAAACATAACGCCTACGTCGCTATTAATAAACACTGGCGAATTAGATTTAACATCAATACCACTGAGTTCTGCTGTCCAAATAGCATAATCTGGACTTGAAGCGTCTGGAGTTATGGCGATTGCATATTCTGTTTGATTCTTTACAAAAACAGGAGCTTCGAAAACGAAAGTAGTTTTTACAGACGAATCAGAAGATACATTAACAGAAGAAGCTGGTAAATATGTAGAAGAAAATGGTAAAACGTTAAATCCTGGGAATCCGTTAAACATTTCTCTAATTTCTATTCGAATACCACGACTTGAATCTTTTTTATAAAAATAAAGGTCGATTGATTTTAAGAAAATTCCAGCAATATCATCTTTTTCATTAACATTAAATGTTTGAATTAATGGGTCGATTTGAGGAGCTGGTGTAAATACTGTAGAATAATTTGTTGTAGTTTGTGTTGTTGTAACAACTTTTGTATCAGATCCAGTAACTTTAGTAATTTGACCTTTTACGGTATTTAATGTAACATTTTCTTTTGAAAATGATAAGTTAGTTCCAAACCATATAGAAGAAGCCTGAGTTTGAATATCACTAGCTCCTTGAATAAGGTTATCAACGTCAACTAGTTTAAATTCTCTTTCGCCCGCATAGAAAGTTTTTGATGGAATGGCAAAAGATCCTGTTATAGACCCATCAGAAGAAACTTTTAAAATAGATGGTGTGCAATATTGAGTAACATTAACGTCATCAAAAAATGCATAAACAGTAGCATTTGGCTTTAATCCAGTTGCCTTAAATGTAATTTTTTGAGGTTTAATATATGGTTGTAAAGCAACATTATTTACAATGTCGCCTAATGGGTAAGAAACATTGTCTGGGGCAGAAGCAATTAACTTAGTAGTAACTGCTTGTTGTGTAGATTTTGTTGTTGCAGTTGTTGTAGTTGTTGTCTGTGTTTCAGTGCCACCAGAAACACCAAAACTTGAAGTTGTTACTATTGGATTTGATGTAGATGTTTGACTGCTTATTTCTTTATAAGCACCATAAATTGTTCCTATTGCATCTGCGATAACAGGCAAATTACTATAGATATCTAAATTAATATTGATATCTGGATTTGTTGTTACATCTGGAGTCCAGTCGCCTGCAGGAGTTAAATCAATGTGTCCATTGTATATATAAGTTACGTCTTGAGAACAATTTCTATACTTTGTAGCAAAAGGTTGTGCAATATAATTATCAAAACTTCCCGCAGTATTATAATCAAGAGTTATTAAACGTCCATCGGTTGAAACTTTTGAACCTGCTGTTGTATTATATGTTAAATCTACTCTTATTTCTTCAACCATTGGTCTGGCTTCTGTAGCATCATAGTCGATAGCAATTCTATATTGTGGATCATTAACGTTACCAATATCATGACCCTTCATTGGATCAACTAGCAATCCATACTGGAATCTATTTCCACCAACTCCATTATCAATCAATAATGATTTTGTTGAAAGTTCAAGAGTACTTAAAGAAGTATAATATTCAAGAGTTTCAATTCTTTTATCAAGAGTTGAAATATCTCTCATAGTATATCTTTTATTTTTATAATAAGAAATATCCGCAATCAAATCAGGTCTTCCAGAAGTAACGGCTTCTGACGGAGCAAGAGATGGATAAGGGGGAACTTTAACCAGAGCAAGAGTCATCATTGCCTGACTATCAATAGGAGGAATTGGATTTTCGTCTGCGGATCCTTCAATAACTTTAATATTACCAAACGAATCTAAACCAACCTTATCGTATCTACCAACATAATATTCAAGATCAGTTTCAAAAGAAGAATCCGGAACTGGAATAAAACCAGTAGTAGAACTGCTAAATGCGATAGTACTAGAAGGGTTTTCTGTAGCAGTATCCGAATTTGTTGTATAAGTTGCAGTATTAGTTGCATAAACTCTAAAATCAGCAATATTTCTTAAGTCATATTGTCCAGAAGTTGCAGAATTATAAACAGGAATATTTCTTGTTAATATAGTATTTGCTGTTGACCCCGTATCATCAATCGGATAAGAGTCAATACTAAAATAACCAGCTCCTGTTGTTGCGTCTTCTTTAAACGCATCTAATTTAACTAATATTTTTGATCCAGAAGGAATAGAAAATCCATTTTTCTTATTTAAATAAGCTAAATTATAAAATGCATCTCTTTGACCATTATCTAAAGTAAAAGAAGAAGCAAGGTCTGGATTTGAAGTACTATAATTAGTACCGACATAAACATTTGTTACTTTATATACGTCTGGGATTCCTAAACACCAAGGACCAATATTTTTCTTATCTACACTAGAAGTATCAATCTTAACATAGAGATTTTGATTAAGCTTTTTCTTTAAAGGTCTAGCAACTGTTCTTCTAACATTATAAAGAACTTCAGCATTTAAAGTTCCTGAAAAAGTTCTATTAAGAGCCAAAGCTGCAGATGTTTGAGTATCATTAATTGTAATTGTAGCATTAGGTAATGTAAAGGTAGAAATAGGTTCTCCCTTTGTTAAATAAAGAGCGACAAGTGCATCGCTTCCTCCTTGTGTACTACCTAAAGTTTCAGTAAGAGTAATTTGTGTATCACTATCAACCGAAGCAATTCTTTTATAAATTGGTGTATTCGAACCATTAGCTATTCTTATTAAATTACCATTTGCAAAATTTAAAGTAAATGATGTACTATGACCAGTTAAAATATTACAAGCAGAAGTACCAGTTACATAACCAGAAATATTAGCAGATGTAACACCAGAACTTCCTGTATAAGTTATAATGAAATTTCTTTCTGAAATGTTATCTAAAACACCAGAATAAGGAAATTTATTTATTCCTCCAGTTACACTTAATACAGGAATAGAAGCAGTTCCTGATGTTGTAATAATTATATCGCTTTTTGCTTTAAAATCAAATTGTGTTCTATTAGCGTCTTGAGCGAACCCAAATAAAGTTTTTACCGCTTTTTGATTAAATGGAAATGTTAAAGATTGTAAATTAGCGTCATTTAATACGCAATTTCCATTAGTATCAAGAATAATATCTGCATAACCTTCGCCTGTAGAATTAGTAACATAAATACTTCTTACAGCCGCAAAATTAGAACAAGTTATATTCGTTAGATAAACTCTATAAACGCAACTTGGGGTACCAGGATATCCAGAATCATATTCAACGGCAATAATATTTGCTTTTCCTAATTCTGAACCAGGAGGACTTAAAGAGTCTACTGTTGCACCAGAAGTTCTATTTGTAATAGATTGAGCAGTTGCACTTCTAAGTGAAACTTGTTGAAAAGATGTTGGATCAAAAATACCTGAAAATTCTTTAACATAAACATAACTTCCCATTGTAGAAGTAATGCTTTGAGTATAAATTGTTTTGGTGTCTGTACCGCGACGAATTGAATTTACCAATTTACCGATAGTTTCGACTCTATAACCATTAATATACGCCAAACCTTTTTCAATTTCTAATTTTAACTGGTCGGCGACGATATTATCATTTGAATCATATTTTGTACCTAAACGAACAATAAAAGGATCAATCATATAATTGCCACTTTCGTCGAATGTACGTTGGGCTAATTGCTTTCCTAAGCTAGAATAGCTAGGATCTGTTCTAATTATTGAAGGATTGCCGTCCGCAAAATCAGCAATAGCAAAAAAGCTAGTTGTATTTGACGTATCTGTGGTTACTCTTGAAATAAGAACAGGCGTAAGCTTTAATCTATGAGCGCCAGGAGCCGAATAGTTTGGAGCGCCAGAAGCATTATCTAAAAGCTGGGTATTTGATTCTGGGGTATCGATAGTTTCGATTGTTGTATAACCAATAGAAACATTATTAGGATTAGAATCGTATTTTGATAAAACATAACTTTGTGGGGTTGATCTAATAAAATAACCTTTTTGGAATACAACCCCTTCCTGTGCGTGTACGATATAACCAAGACCAGTTGGTGGTGTAGCGCCAGAAGCAGTCGTATTAGCAACAACAACATTACCAATAGGATTACCAGAAGTTGTGTAGAGCGTTAACTGCTCTCCTGGTTGGAAAACCTTTTGACTGGTAAAATCTGCGGCTTGTGTGTATCTAACATAAAGAGTATTAAGATCAGGAGATTTAGCAATACCACCAGGATATGTATTAAGAATAATAGCAGAAACATTAGCTGCATTAACTGCAGTTAAACCTAGAAATTCATTAACGTTACCGAAAACAGTACCATTTGCATACTCATCGTTAATCTTAACGTATGGGATACTATTTTCGAAAGATAATTGACAACCTTCTACGACCGAACCTTCTGTAAATATTTGACGACCGAATTTAGCAATCTGATCCTGTTGAATAGACTGTAATTCATTAAGTTCTCTGGTTTGAACAGCAACGGCTGGTCTAAAAAGAATTTGATGATAACCACTATCGGTGTTAAAAGTATCAAAGTACGGACTGCGAGATAGGTTGGTATCTAAAGCCATTATTTCCTCTAAAATTTAATAATTAATTTAAGCTGTTCATTAGACGAAGGATCTTTATCAAATTTACTTATATTGTCTGTATAGATAACCTTACCACTGTATTTAACCAAATCTGGATATACGATAGAATCAGATAAAACAGTTTCGCCCTTTGAATTAGAAGTGTAACCCCAAATATTATTATTACCTATTCTAAATTTACCAAGATAAGGAGTAGTTTCATTATTATTTACATGATCAACGTCGGCCAATACCAATACAGAATATACCTTATTTATAGCAGTGGTTTTAGTTTCTGTTGAATTTTTAATAATATTTGAAGGGTTAAATGGTTTATTTGTATAATCATCAAAACCTTCTGTAGAAACAGAAGTAAGCTTTATCATTTTACTTGCTGTATTAACCGAAGAAATAATAGCCGTAGCGTGTGTTTGTTGATTTACTACCTTTTCACCAACTACGAAATTTGCTTCATCAATATATTCAATATCTAATTCGTCATTTGTACTTATAATTTGACCAGTAGCGTATGTATCTGACTGGTATACATACTCATATTTAATGTATGGATGATCGTTTGCAGAAAGAGTTATTCTTGCAGTTTGGTTAAATTTATTACCGAAACCGATAGAAGAATCTTTTTCACCATTAGCCGTTAAAATTTTAGTTATTTGAGCGTGAGCATTTGTTCTTGGTTCGTAAATATGATCGCCAACAGCAAATGAACCAACTGCATCTGTAACTCTAATTTTAGTGTTTTTAGCATTTAAATTAGTAACATTGTATTTAAACTGATGAACTTGAGGAGTAATGAAAATAGAATGTTCTTCCCCTGGGTTATCGGTTCTATCTACTAGACTTCCGCTTACTTCTTTTGTTGCTGAAATTTGAAGATTAGAACCATTTTTAGTTGCTGAAAGTGCAAATTTAGAAAGAGTTGATACATGATGAATTTCGCCAGGATCGTCAGTTCTAGATTCTGATATATTAATCGTAGAACCTCCTCTTGTTTCTGCAAGAGAGAACCAGTCGCCGCTTACACTAGAAACATAATAATAAGTTCCATCAACAAGAGGGCTTATTGGTATACCAGGTTCAGATTTATAGAATAATTTATCACCAACATGTAATTTAGTTGAAGCGCCACTTAATTTAATAGTATTATCTATAGAATTAACAAATGAAGTATTTGCGACTATTGGATGAGAAACAGAAGGTTGAACATAAGAAACATAATAATATGTGTAATTTAAAAGACCATTTATCGCAGTATTAGTTTCGGGGTATGAATAATAGATTTTATCATTTACTGCTAATTTTGCAGAAATATTTTCTAGGAAAATTGTATTAGTTGACGCTTCAACGCCATCTGTATTTGCATAAATTGTAAATGTGCTTGGCGTTGTAATTCTTGATTCAGTAATAGGAATAACATCGCCTTCTGGCTCATTAGAAAGAGCAAAAGAAGAAGAATTAACATATGCAATATAGTAATCGTTATTATGTAAAAGACCACCAATCGCATCTCCATCTTCTGGAACAAGATAAGTTACAACATCGCCAACTTTATATATTGTATTCGCTAAATCTATTTTAATAACATCGTAATTATTATCTCCAGTAATTTTACCGCTATCGACATATCTTACTTTATGATATTCGGCATCTGCAGAGTATGTTACTGATAATGCTATATTAGCTCCACCATAAGTTTCAGAAAGAGCAAAGGTGCTTGAATTAGCAAACGAAATATAGTAAAATGTGTTATTACTTAAACCACCAATTGCTCCATCACTAACTGCTGGAGTATAGTAATATACTTTATCATTTACGCTAAAATAAATGTTAGCGTTTTCAAGAGGAATAACATCATTTATAGAATCAACTAAAGCAGCATCAACAATTCTAGCACTATCAACGCCAACAGGGTTTTGAGAAGAATATGTATTTGCTATTACATTTCTATATACAACAACTTCGCCAGTATCTAAAAATACCTGATTAATTTTACCAGTACCACCTGGGATTTCTTCAGATACAGATTCTAAATCAGAAGCCAATGTAAAATATTTAATTTGATTGTTCGTAACGTGAGCATTTGCACCAGAAACCCAACCGTGAATTGTAGTTGAAGCGTTTGCTAGATTATCTGGATCCTGTAAAAATGTTCCTCTAACGTTCTTTAATTCGATAGCTGTAGAATTAGAAGAAACTATAATTCCTGCAGAATTTGAACCTGGCTGAACTAAAATTTCATCGTCTTCAAAATAAATTGAATTCCAATTATCGTATTTTAACGTTACTCTATCAAAATTATCAACATCGAAAATAACATCGTTAATAAATGGATTTCTAATAATACCAATTTTTCTATATGAACCATATGTTGGGAAATAAAATGATTCATTAATCGCAGTATCGAATTTTTTAGAAATACCAGTATAGAACGAACCTAATTCAGAATAAGCATCGAATCCATGACCTCTTATTGGTGAAACAGTAGCTTCGAAAGAAGCTCCATGACCATAAAGAGTATTACTTGTTACAGATACATTTGCTCTTGTATAATTTTGACCATGATTTATTAATTCAATAGCAGTAATTTTTCTTGTTGGATTATTACTACTTAAATCTACAGTACAAAAAGCTAGAGCCCCATTACCATCGCCATCAATATTTACTCTTGGTCCAATTACATATTCTGTAATATCGTTCGGAGATGAGTATTTTGAAATAATTTTTGCATTAGCTGTTGGAACACCATCAGCTGTTTTAACAAAAATTGTTCCGCCAGATGAAAATCCACCTTCTTGCGTTTCAACAGTTATATTTGGATCTGTATTAAGAGAAACAATTCTAGCTTTAATTTTAGAAGTTAAACCATAAAGATATGATGGGCGATATGATTCTTTAACTGGGATAAAATTACTACCCTGTACGTCAGAAAGGATAACAGTAAAATTGTTTGTAAAGGAAACTGTTCCGTTTGTATATAAGTTATTGTTTGCATTATCAACAACTACCAAACTTTCACCAAAAAGGAAACTTTGATCAACAGGATGAATATCAGCAAAAGTAATTTCTGCCGAATTTAAATTAACATATACGATAGATCCAAGTGAAGAACTTGTATTATATGAATCAATAGAAAGAGCTGTTGGTACGCTATAGATTTTCTTATTATCTAATCCTTGTACAAACGGAGAATTAACAAACATATATGGGAATACAGTAAATGTATGTTGATCTTGAACAAACTGAATATTATGAATATCTGTGCAAGCCGATCCTCTACTTTCTGTAAGTTGAATATTTGATCCATTATAATCTGTTGAAAGAGCGAAAGAAGAAGAATTAGAAAAGGAAATATAATAAATCGAATTATTTACAAGACCTCCAATTGGAGATCCATTATTTTTAGTTGTATATTTTACCTTATAATTTTTTTCATAATATGAATTGGCATATGCAAGATAAATTGTATCGGAAGTTGAATTTACACCTAATGCAGTTGTATCTGGCTTAATATCATAAGCTAGATAGGTTATTTCATTTGGTTCTGCTAAAGGATTTCCGTGAACGTCATTATGACCACCAACTGGTTTTACAACTCTTAATCTTCTATCTTCAAGAGATATATTAGCCGATAAACCAGATTGAAGGCTATCATTTGCTGAAAGAGCGAATGATGTAGAATTAACAAATGAAATATAATAAAAAGAATTACCAGTTAAACTACCTAAAGGAATACTGTTATTTGCAACTGTATAATAAACTTTATCATGAACGCTAAAAAATGTATTAGCACGAGGCATTAAAAATACATCGGCAGAAGAAACCGAATAGATGTGATTTGTACCATTTACAGTATCTACTAATACACCAGCATTGGCTCCGATTGTATTAGCAGAAACGTTTCTATTTACAACTGTATACTTGAATGAGTGTTTTTCGCCAAAAGTTGTTCTATCTTCTGTTAAATCTATATTTGCGCCATTGTATGTTGTAGAAATAGCAATAGAAGAAGTATTAACAAAGGAAATATAAAAGAAAGAATTGTTTGCTAAACTTGTTCTTGGAGTTCCACTTGTATCTGTATATGTTGCTTTTATTGCTGTATTATTTGTTGGAACAATATATTGAATATAATCATTGATACGGAAATATGTGTTCGCATCAACCATTTTGATTACATTATTATCTACATCTATTCCCTGTGTATTTGCAACAGCAGTTCTTACAAACCAATTCGGGTCTGCAATTCTTGTGATTCTACGAACGTTTTTGTATTCTTCATTATTAACCTGAAGGAAAGATCCAACGCTGAAATCGTCTTCGAATTTTGTTTTAAATCCTGTAAATTCTTGAGAAAAAGGAATAGCCTTTGACCAACCGCTATTGGCGATAGCTTCATAAGTTAGGCGACCTTTAAATTCAAGCTGTAAATTTGAATCGTCATATACGTCAACCAAACCGTTTTTTTGAACCGGAGAAGAAGCAGTATCTATAATAGGGTAATCTACATTAAATTCAACTTCTGAATTAGTTTCGATTCTCATTACAGATGTATTTGATGTAATAATTATACCAGAAGAACCAGTATCAGACTGTATTACAGTATCGCCAATATTTAAGAAACCAACATCAAAAATGTATTTAATGTTATAAATGTGCTGCTCTACAAGATCTCCAATAGTAAAAATACCATTTATATTTTTTAGCTTTAAGTTTTCATAATAATTAAACGCAGGCTCAACAGAAATTGTTTTATTTAAACCGCTTGATGAAGTAATTCTTCTAATTTGACCGCCGCCGAAACCAGCTTTTAAATAAATTTGAGAATCTTTATAATGGTTATCGTGTGGCGAAGCAGTATAAGCTAATTCAACTACTTGACTGTTTATAAATTTACTAAGAAACCCAGTTTCGAAAACCTGATAATTTTCTCCACCATTCATAAGAGTTATAGAATCAATCGTACCATTTACAGAATATGTAATAACATCGTTATTTGGCGTTACTGGTATATAATCTTTAGTTTGAAACTTATTATATTGAGTTGGATCACATGTGTACATATATTTCCAAATGTAACCATCATAAGTTCTAAATGTACCGCTTGTTTGTGTAATGGATGGTTTTACAGATGACGGAACTCCATCTGGGTAATTTGGGGAACGACCGTTATCAATACATTTATATACTTCGTTTGAATCATTAATAACATAGAAATTTTTACTATAGATATCAGGATCGTTGTTATTATAACGGGCATAAATTGTATTATTTGTCCAGTTATATCTTCTAACTATTGAAGTAACGTCAGAAGAATCTAACAATTTACCATATACTATATCTTTATATACTGACTGCTCGATTTGAGAGAGCGAATTGTCAGCAACGGGGACTTGAGTTTCGTCAACGTTTCCGTTTTCGTCTCTCCATGGTTCTGCTTTACCAACAAAGAAATAGTAAGAATTTTTACTATCCTTGATTGAATTAATAAAGTTATTAACCTGATCAAGCTTTTGATTTATTGTTAAAACTGCCATTTATTTACTCTTATCCCCGATATTTTTTATATTTATATTAGTATTCAACAATAACTATACCAGAAGTAGCTGGAATTCCATTTGTTCCACCACCGCCATAACTTAAACCAAGATATGATGTTCCTGGTATACCATCAGAAATAGGCGTATAAGTTGGATTGTCAGAACCACTCAATCCAGAAATTCCAAGAGCTGGAGTTCCAGGAGTTCCTGATAGATTAATATCACCATTAATTCCTATTCCACCACCGCCAGCAAAAGAAGGAGCTCCGCCTCCATAGCCACAAGTACCTCCAGTTGCAGAACAATAAGTTCCGAAAGAAGAAGTTCCTCCACCTGGTAAAGTATTAGTTAAACCAGCAGCGCCAACAACGATTGGAATGCTTGTACCAGGAACAAGATTCTTAATTACTTTTATCGCTGTTCCGCCGCCACCACCTGCAAAATAAGCACTTCCGGGAGAATAATAAGTTGATGCTGCGCCGCCACCTCCACCAACTACTGTTACTTTTACTTTAGAAACGTTAGCAGGTACAACAAAACTATGAGAACCTGTAGTAGTAAATGTTACTGTATCTGGTATAGTTGTAAAACCATTTCCTCCGCCAGATGATGTACTTGCACCAAATATAGTTACAATAACTCTACCATGTGCACCAGAACCAGTTTGTCCTGCACCACCACCTCCTGGAACAGTTCCATTTCCGGAACTTCCACTACCGCCAGCTCCTCCGAACATAGAAGAACCACCTGTTCCATTATAAGAACCATATTCATTAACACCAGCGCCACCACCACCGCCATAAATGCTAGTGCCTCCATTTTCAGAAAAACCACCTGCTTCTGTAGCGAATCCACCGCCAGTCCCTCCGCTAAAAGCACCACCTCCACCAAATCCTAAAGTATTAAGATTCCAATCACCAGTTGTTCCTCCATACGCATAACCATTTTTAAAATTAGTATCGCCTCCATTATATGTAGATATAGACCCACTTCCGTTATAGCCACCAGCTCCTCCATGACCAACTGTAACAGTTTCTGTAGAATTTAATTCACTTAGAGAATACCAAGCTGAGGTATAACCGCCACCTCCTCCGCCTAATCCATGTATTATACCACCTGCACCGCCGCCCCACATTTGAACTAAAACAAAAGAAGAACCATCAAGACCGTCTGGCTTATGCCATGTTCCTGAAGTATCAAATGTTTGTACGTTTGCTGTCTGGAAACCTTTAGCAGCTTCTACCCATTCAAGATAAACAATACCATCAACACCACCTTGTGCTCTTGCAGAACCAGTTGTTGCTAAACCGCCAATACCAGGCGCTGCTTCGGAACTAATTGTCCATGATGTTCTTTCACTTACTGAAGAATCAAGAGAAGCGTTTCTATGCCCTCCATTAAAAATACCAGAAGCAAAATTTACAGGAAAATCAGTTTGATTGTTGAAAGAACCTCCAGCACCATTATTAATAAAACTAGAATTTCTTAAAGTGCCACCAGAACCAGTGCCTTGTACGATTGTACTAGAACCTAAAGCAGTACCTGTACCGCCTGTAGCAGAAATTAAAGTTGAACCTCCAGATAAAGTAAAAGAAGAAGTTCCGCCAGAAGCTCCTGCATATTGACCAGTATATCCACTTCCTCCACTAAAATTATTTGCATGTCCACCTTGACCGACTGTAATAGTATATACGTCACCAGGAATTATATCATATTCACCAACAGCGAATCCACCAGAACCACCTGGTGAACCAGAAATAGGATTATCTCCATCATCATAACCGCCACCGCCGCCAGCACCGCCGCCGATAACATAAACTTTTACTCTTGCTACTCCATGCGGTACAGTCCATGTACTAGAAGATGTAAATAATTGAGAATGTATTTGACCATCACCTTCCGACAAATTATTTACGATGGTGTCTCCACCTCCACCTCCACCACCACTAGTTGGAATTGTTATCCATGTTGGAGCTCCTGTAGCGCCAGAAGAAGTTAATACTTGACCTGCAGTTCCAGTTGAACCAGTTCCAGTACCAACACGTAATGCTCCATTTAACTGTAATGCAGCTCCAAAATAAGAAGGACCATTTACTGATAACTTATGAGCTGGAATTGAGTTCGCAATACCAAGATTACCATTAGCTGCAACGCTTACGAATTCAACAGCGCCGTTTCCTACCCAAAGTGGAGGACCGCTATTCGACTGAGCGTATACGCCATAAGAAACGTTAGAATATCCCCATACACCAACCCAGCTATTTGAATAACCTGCAACACCAACAGTTGTGTTCGAACTACCATATACACCAAAATTACTATTTGATACGCCTTCTACTGCGATACCAGTATTTGATATAAAATAACCACCAGAAGTTATGTTTGATTGGCCAAAAACGCCATAGGCACTATTAGAAATTCCAACTACGCCATTGTTAGTATTTGATTGTCCCTGGACTCCATACCAACTATTAGATATACCATAAACGCCAACATCTGCAGAAGTCGAAAAACCAGCTATAATACTACCATTTACAGTTAAATTATTATTTACGATCGCATTACCACCAACATGAAGTTTAGCCTGTGGTGATGTTTTATTAATACCAAAATTTCCATTAGCGACAAAAGTCGAACCTGTACCAATCGTAAATGTATTTGATCTAGAACCTGTAGAATATGTTGCATCAGCAACTGTAATATCCCAAAGTCCATAAGCACCAGCACCAGATAAAGTTGGTGCATATAAATTAAAATTACTTACTGTTATTGCTTTAGAACCATTTATTGTTAAATCAGCTGCTGGTAAGTTATAAACTCCATTTTCAAATCCGATATATTTTGTTCCGGAATTAAAACGTAATTTACCAGAAGTATTAATATCACCATTTATATCCAATGGATAGATAGGAACATTTTTACCTATACCAACATTACCATCGCTATTAATAACGAAAGATGTTGCGTCTGGGTTTGTGCTATCTTCAACAACTAGAGCGTTTCCTGTACCAGTTTGTGTAATTCTAACAGCATTACCAACAGTATCAGCGACAACTGTTAATCTAGAATCTGGTGTTGATGTACCAATACCAACGTTTTTACCAGTTGGCGTTATCGCAGTATAAAATTCGGTAAAATTATCATTTACCTTTTGCATCGACGTGCGGAGCGGATCGCCTGCACCATCATCAGGAGCATTACCGACATTAATTATTTTCTGCGACATCTTTTAATTTCCCTATTGAGTTTGTTCGTAAGGCGCTAGTAAACGGTCAGAAGTGAATACTGTTTCATCATCACCTTCCTTAGTATTATCAACTGTAAGTATCTTATTAACGACAGGAGGTGGCTCAATAATTGATATTACATTCTTATTTAAGCTACTATACATTACTTCTGCATTTTCTTGTTCTAATTCGTTCTTATTTACAAACCTTCCAAAAAGCTTCATTCCGGAAGGGTGTACTAAATCTTTTACATATTTTTCATATGTATTTAACATTCTTGATGCAATAATTTCATAAGAAAACTTCTGATAATAGTAACTATCTTCAAGATATATTTGATCGCTCAAGAAACCTTGATTACCTTTCCAATAACCCTTACCTTTACCGCCTAGATCAACTACTGTTGTTCCAATAATACCATAAGGATTATTTTCATTTGTTAATGCTACCTGTTGATCTCTTTCATATCCATAACCACTATCTACAATTTCAATCGCAGTTACAATACCACCAGCATAACCAGCCTTAGCCGCAACGTTTGCATTAAATCCTTTATATCCGCCATTTTTACCAACTTCTCTTAATTCATAAATTAATGGTTCGATAACTACAACTTTAGGATCATTTGCATAACCTTCGCCGCTATTAATGTTGCTAAGTCTGGCGATATCACCTACTTCCTTATCTACATATGTAAGCGCATCAGAAATAATAGTATCCATATTTTCTCTATCATCATATGGGGCGACAGTAATTTTTGGAAAATCGTAATGAGTTAATCTATCGGTTTTAATAATAGTTCCATGTGCTTTATCAAAATATACTTCGTATTTGGTTCCAGGATGATAAGGATCGGAACCATCATAAGGAGGATATTCGTAAGCTCCAGTGGTTCCTGGGGGAGCATATTCAGCGCCACAACCAACAAGAGCTGTTTTTCTAACACTTTGATGTATATTTCCTGCCCCAGTTAAGTTTAAATAATTTCCTGATGAAGCTTCTGCCGGAGTCAAAGCAATTTTAAAATAATTATCATCTATGCGAATAACTCCATATGGTGGATCAACTAATGGATTAAGTGGGTCACCTTTTTCATCTTCTAATTCGTGCTCTGTTCCATCATTATATGTTATTTTTGATGTAATTACTTGATCAACATCGCTCTTACTTACGTAATACAAAGAATCCCCTGTAACGAAACCATGATTAGGAATATGTATTGTGTTATCAGTAATATTAACAATTGCAGGATTTACAAATATAAACGGAGAAGCAGAAAAATGAATTTGATAATGTAATAGTTCTTCGTCAAGAGTATCTGTAAATTTAGAATAATATGTCTGACCAGGTGTTAACCCATATGGAAGTGTTGGTTCTGGATACTCTTGATTATCATATACCTGAAAAGTTATTGGAGTATTTATCGGCGGTATAGAAAAAGCTGGTAAATAAAGTATACATGGAGTACCAAGAGCAAGATTTAATCCATCATATGGCGAATAAGGATTATATTGTACAAATCTATGACCAATAGATCTTAAAATTCCATTATAAACAGGATACCCAACAACAGGCGGTGATACTTCTATTTGTTGTACTTCTACTACATTACCAATAACCGAAGTACACTCTCCACCGGAAAAACTTATAACTTCATCGTCCATGATAGCATCGACGTGATATGCAGAACCTGCCGAAAATTCATTTCCTGTGCTATCTAAAAGATTACCAGGAAAATAATATCTCTGATCGTTTTCTCTTCTAAAAGTTTGGTTATCATTACCTACATCAATAATATTATAAGTTATTCCCCAGATAGCATGGTTTTTATCAAGTGCAAGTTTAATATGGCTTCCGTCTATAACATTTACATAATAAACCTGATTATCTAGTAGATAACCATCTTGATCTGTATTAAATCCAGCTTGCGAAATTTGGATTGAAGCGCCACCATGAGGTTTATAATAAGTAGGATCGCCAGTTGTATAACCATGATTTAGTATATAAATTTGATTTATATCAACATTAACTGCGCTTCTTAATACTGTTCTTGGTAGAGGGCCAGATAACTGAGGATGATTTACGCCAGTTTCAATTAAAGACGGATCTGTTGATACAACTTCAATATAGGTTTCGTCAGTATTTACTACAGTTAGATTATTGATACCTAAACTTGTATTAAACATAAATTCGCCATTAGACATCAAAGTTTCAATAGAAATTTTACTTGAATCAAAACGTTTAACTGGCTCTTCATCCATAACTAATATATCGCCAGAACTAAATGTCCCGACAACATCTGAAAGATGTATATCCCAGCCACCACCTACTCTAGCAGAACTTTCCATTCTTTCATTTACATAATCTTCAATATGATCTGTATTAAGTCTATAAATTTCTTTATTTACGATACTACCAACTTTAAAAGTAGCGCCAACGCCACCTGGATTTTGAAACGAATAACCCGTATTTAAAATATAATATAATGTAGGATTATCTAATACAGGAACTTGGTAATTTGCTTTTTTATGTGAATCCGTATAATAATTTGTTGAAGTATTTGCATCTAGATCATAATCAGTAAATAATTCGAATGCATAAGAATTTACAATTTTTACATAATAACCATAATTTTGAATATTAAGATTATTAACACCTAAGATATAATCTATTCTTACTGTATCTCTGTTTTCTAACATATGTCCTTTATAAGAAACAATTTTATTAGAACTATTTTTAACAGGTTCTGGTTTTACAGTAATAACGTATCTAACATCGTCAGAAGTATTAATAACTGTTGATGCTTGGGATTTAGAAGCAATTATTTTATGATCTGATGTAAGATAATCGATTGGTAATATCGATACTTCTGGAGGACCAATATCTGTAATAACTTTATGCACAGAAGAATTAGAAATAACGACATTACCAGTAAGGTAATCAAAATCTCGTATAACGCCATTACCTGTTATAATACCAGAACTTGCGTTTGCGCTTGACCAAGATGGTACTTGTGTAAGAACGAAAGAATGATCGTTTTCTTTAGTATAAACAATTCTAACAATAACGTTAGCGTTTAAAACTGTATTTTTAAATATTTGATCTGCGTTACCAGTACCATTTAAATCTATAGCTGTGCCAATAGTAGCATTATCTTTATTTAAAGCAAGTTTAAATGTGTCGTTACTGACTTTTATTACGAAATATTCTTGATCGTCAACTAAATCGATTGTACCAGTATCAGAAAGATACTGTATAGAAGGAGAACCGATACTTAAATAGTAAATAGAATCACCAGTTGAATAACCGTGATTAGTTATCGTTATTATATTAGTAGAAATATTAACGTTTGACGTCGAAACTTTTATTTGGTTATTACTTTCAAAATAAACTAGATCGCCCGCATTTAATGGAATACTTAATGTACTATTACCTGTAACAGTATTACTTTCTAAATCAAGAACAACTCCAGATATTTTATTGTTTGCGATTACATTATTTGAAAAATATATATTTTCATAAAGGTCAAAAGTTCCTTCAGTTTTATTAGTATCAACGTGAACAAAACTTTCTAAGGTAATAGAATCTATTTCTCTAGTCTCGCCTACAACATTTACTATGGCGTCAAGAGAAAAACCAGATCCTCCATCTAATAGCGTAAACTGAACTTGGCCGTTTCTACTTGTTGTCGAAACAACTCTTGCAACACCACCAACGCCACTATTATTAACGTTTACTAAATCACCAACATTATAATTAAGACCACCATCAGTAATACCAATAGAAGAAAGAGAACCAATAATAATTGGTCCATTTTCAATAGTAATTTCTGGAACAGCTTCGCAAAGTATTTTTTCGCCGTATGTAAAATTGCCTTTAACATCATTTAACATTAAAACATTTATATACTTATTATTAACAACTTTAACAAAATAATTATCAACAACAGCTGTTGCAAAAGTTCCTGTTGAGTAAATTTTATGACCGATCGTATTTACAAAATATGGACAATCTGTAAGTTCAATATATCTTGGTACATTCCAATCGCCATCCGATAATTTAAATACATCTTTACCAGGAGTATATACTTCTATATCTTCATTAAATAAAAGCTTGAAAAGAAGAGAATAAGAACGGTCAGATCCTTTTGAACGATAAAGATCTAATATATGTTTAATTAATAAAGATTTATCAGCAAGAATATTTTCTGGAATAGAGTTAATATATTTATTTTTAAAGTAAACAATAAAATTATTTAATGTCGTATCAATGTCTCTATACTCTAAAAGAGAACGACTTTCATTAATTATTTCGCCTTGAGATTCCAACCAAGAATAATACGCTTTAACGAATTCAATAAATTGCGGACCCTCTTCTTGATAGAACTGGGGAAACTGGGATTCAATAAAAGGCGAAATAAATTTTTCTATTGACATTATTCGTTAACTGTTGTAAGAGTCAAACCTGAAATTGTATCAATTTCTATTATACTATTATTTCTACAATATATATCTTTATTATTAGTCGTTGCAAATATTTTTAATCCACCAAAAATATTAAAATATACGATAGAATTAATATATATCAAACCTGTAGTATAGTTAATTGTTCCAACTTCAGTGTAATTTTTTATGACATTATTTTCTTGTTCGTATTGATATAACGTTCCATTACCTGTTGAAACGTCCTCAATATAATCAGTGAATATATAATTTTTACCATTTGTAATAAATTTAGAACTTACTACAGAACCTCTTTCAATAGAGTTGTTTAAATCGCATGTTATAATTGTTGGCTGATTTATATCAGGCGAAAATAGTCTATAAATTTGAGTTGTACTTTCATTACTTAATATACCAATATCAGCTTCGTTGATTTGCTGCTCTAAACGAGATAGTCTGAACGCAGTATTAAAATTTTGAAGATTATCAGTATTATATGATTTAATAGCATTCGTAACTTTGTTTATTATCGATGTTGGCGAAGAAGTTGTAGATGCTAAGTTTGTATGAATTATCGAATTAATAGTAATATAAAGATAATCTGGATCTATAATCTTAACCCTTATTCCGATAGGAGAAAGCTTATTTACATAAGCAACAATATCAGCTTTTCTTGTATCTGTTAATACGTTACCGGAAAATGTACTAGGAGATATGAATACTGTTCCAAAATTTACTTCTGTATTTGTTATTTCTCCGCCATAAACATTTACATATTGAATTTCTGGATAATTTTGTAGAACCAAAACTTCATAATCGTTACTTGTAACGCAACGACCTTGTGTTTGATAATGTCTTGGAGCGTTGAAACGAATGGATTCGATACCTTCTGCATTCGCTCCACTCAGAGCTCCAGAAACTGTAATAACATCGCCAGGAATAGCTGTTCCATCATTAATTGGACCTAAATCAGAGTCTAATGTAAAAGTTGTAATTCCATTACCATCAGAACCACTAGTAATTCTATAATTTGCAGTTATAATAGCTCCATTTTTTGGTTTTCTACCAAAAATATTATCGCCAAATATAAGTTCGTATTGTTGATTAGAAGTAGCCTGTAAAAAGTAAACGTTACTTAGAGAATTCAAATCGTAAAGGTTTTCAGCAAAAGAAAATATAGTATTAACACTATTTTCTGTAATAGTAATTTCTAAACTATTAGTATCTATTTGAAAATTAGATAAGATAAACTTTTGAGTTTCTGAAGAATAATCCATTATAAATGAATCTTGAATATAAGATCCTTCGTAAATTTCTAAGTCGCTTATTCTGTATATTTTATCTGAAGATAAGAAATATTGTTCTTTATCTGTAACAAAATTAAAAAACCCGTTTGAATTCAAACCACTAAAAACTGTTCCTTTTGGTAAAACAAAAGGGTTTTCTATACCAGTTGTTGTAATATCAACATTTATAACAGCTTTTGAAGAGCGATTAGATCTAGGTAAATAATTTAATTCTTTAGCATGAGAAATTACAGAATCTAGTTTTTGAGCAGTATCAAGAAACATTTCGGATGCAATCATATTCAAATAGAAAGAATTTAAATATGAATTATAAGTCATTACATCTAAGAGAACGTTGATATTCGACCCATCAAAATCATAATCTTTAAAAGTTGATTGTGATGAAAGATAATCTTTAAAATTCTGTTTTAACGTATCGAAATCTAACGAACTAAGTTGTAAAGAACTATTGGCCATTTATCTTGCTCTTTTTAAGAGAAAACTGAAACTTACAGGTGCTGGATTATTTATTAAAGAATAAACAATATTTATTTGAATTTCATAATCATTAACAAAAAGAGCTTCAATTTTCAAAGGGTTAACTCTTGGCTCATCGTTTTTTATTGTATTTTGAATATAAAATTCGAGCGTAGATAAACTGGCTTGATCATTAATTTCAAACAAAGAAGACATAATTGTAGAACCAGTTGTTGGCTGAAACAACCTCTCCCCAATATTCGTTAATAATAAGTTTTTAAGAGCTTGATTTACAGACTGTTCATTGGTTACTCTACCAAGCTGATTCCCATATGGCGTTTTTGCAAAACTGTTAAGAAAATCAGAGAAAAACTCAGTTTTCTTTTTAACACCATTTACTGTTTCTGCTCTTGTTAATGCCATTTTTATGTTACCTCTATTAAATTATCGTATCCAGTTGCGGACGGCGCACAGTGATTTCCGCCGATAGGAAAACAAAGAGAATCAGAAGCTGCTGAATCGCCATTTACAATTATTCCTTTGTCGGCTATAGTAAGCCAACTGTGCGATGTACTTAAAGCTCCGCCACCATCCGTATTATCATCCCCATTAACTGACCAAAGCTTATCATCAACAGTAACAAAATCTTGTCCGGACACGATAGTAGTTGCACCACAAGCTCTTGAATCTGTATCCCTATGAGAGTAAGCCATTATTAAGCCTTTTTAAATTTAACAGCTGACGCTGTAACTGTTATTTGAGTTGGTTCCATTACAATAGTTGAAGTTCCAACTTTAAAGGTTATTTTTTTAGCAGCTTCCATTTTTATTTCGCCGCTTTGTGATTTAACACTAATATTACCTGTTACAGAAACTAGTCCTATTTCTTTATAAACAGCATCAATTTTAGAACCCATTACTGTACTTGTGTCGTCGCCATCTATATGAGCATCGCAATTTTTATCAAGTTTATATATTCTATCGCCACCAGAATGAACATATGTTTTCGCTCCTGGTACTGTTGACATTGTTCCTTCGGATGTACCGCCTATTTCTTTTTTAGCTCCTTTATAAGAAGTTCCCCCAGTAGCACCTCCTGAATCACCTTTAACATTAGAATTTTTAGTTCCTTGTGCGCTACTATCTACTGGTCCATCATTATTTTTACTAGAGCTACCAGCATTACTTCTTTCGTGATGAGTATGAGAAGTTTTCATACCTTTAAAAGAATCAGATATTTCTTCTGTGTTAAAACTACCATCATGATTTACTGAAGAATGAAAAGCATCTTTTGGTTTATTAGGATTAGCATGTGTAGTAATCATACGTCCTAGAACATCTGTAATCATATGAAGATATACTGGATGAACAACAGATTTTGTTTGCGCAGCTGATTCAGGAACTTTTTTATTTGGTGGTTGACCCATAATTAAACACCCATATTTTTAAGAATATTAGAAGTTGCAGAAACTGCAACCTCAGTAGTTCCCGCAATTAAAAGAGCTTTAGATATATTTGATCTTGCAGGAGATAAACCAATACTATTTACTGTTAAAGCTGGAATTGAAAGACCAGATGCTTGCAAACCTATATTAACACTGTTTATAGACCCTAAAGCTGAAGTAATACCAGCAACAGCTCCAAGAGAAGAAGTTAATCCTGTAACAGCGGAAATACCACCAAGAGCAGGAACTAAAGAAGGAATAGAAATACCAAGACCACCAAGAGCTCCAGCAAGAGCCGAAACACCAGCTAAACTTCCTAAAGCTGGTATTGGCAATCCTGGTGGCGTCCCAAATGCAGTTTTAGCTTTTTGAGTCATCATCGTTACCATTGCCATATTTTTAGAGTAACTTTCAAGAGCCTTTCCTACCGCTCCAACATCAAGTCCAGAATTTGGTAAGAAATCAGTTTTAGTAATATTTATCGCTGTTCCTAAAAGACCTAAAATTTGAGGCAAATTAGACATTAAAGAAGAACTACTATTTTTACCAACAACGAAATTCATACCATTATTTTCGTGAAGAACCTTATGTTTATCTAAAATGGTACTTAAAATAGTAGGAGTTAAAATAAAGGGTGTTACGTCAATAAGTTGAGTAATAAAATAATAATCTGGATATCTAAAATATATATCTAAATCATCTGCGATTCCTTTTTCAGCAAGAGCAAGGCATTCGTCATCTACTGATTCGTAAGGATAATCTGTTGCTGTTCTTTTTACATAAACAGTAATTTGATCATTTGTTAAATATTCTATATACCCTGTATATGGATCAGTATCGATAGAATAATATTGTTTTATCGCAAGAGTCGGAACTGAATCAAAACTTGATAAAATTGAAGAAGAAGAGGGTACATTATTTCCATAAACTACAGGAGGTGTTGGTTTAATTGGAATATTATTTTCACCAAAAATCATTGCTTTTTCAATTAATTTTGAAATAGCGCCTTTTACAGTATCCTGATAAATTGGATTAATTTGTAAAAACCCACCGTTATCCAAAACCTTGTTTAATATTTTTACAACTGTAGTATATGTATATTTTTTACAAAGAATACAAAGAGCTTCTGAAAATGCGTCTGTAACAACAGCTGTCTGAGTCGAACTTAAAGGAGCTCCAGGCACAGAAGAATTAGCAATATTCATAATTGCCTTAATCATCGCAAACTGTTTTACCATATTTGCGAATACTTGAGCTTTGCCCAAAGGATCAACTGCAGATATTTGTTTTGCTAAATCTAAACCCGGAACAGCAGAAGCAGTTGTTGGCATATCAGCCATTGGAACATGTTTAGAAACTAATGTTTTAAGAGCTTCCTGACCTTCTCCGTTTTTAATCTTTTTACCTTCTGCAAATTTAGCAGTAGAAGGTTTATCTCTAGCAACAGGATTACCGCCAATATCTGGTAATATTGCATTTTTTTTATGATCGTCTTTATTTCCTGGTCGGCCAGAAGCAAGATCAATACCAAAACTATCTTTTGGTATTTTATCAAGCGAACCATCAATATCTGTTTTACTAATCGCCATTATTTGTCCCCTGAATCTAAACCGCCACGAGCGAACGAACCAAAGATAATTGGATATTGTTCTGCTATATCATTTTCTGCATAAGATATAACAACTCTAGAACCAACTAATAGCCCATGAGGTGTTGAACCTACTTTTTCTGTTGCAGCAGAAGTTACAGGTTGCAAAGGCAACGCCCATGGTAAATTATCATCTTTCATATTTTGTTCATCATTTTGATAGCCATATTTTCTAATTTTAACTCTTCCGGAACCAAGAGGATCTAATATGTCTCTAACTTCAGCAAAATAAAAATTAGCCATTTCCGCCTCCACCTTCTTTGAACCCACCTTTAACAACACCTAATAACATAGTATATCTAGGGGATTGTCCAGCAGGTTTTATTTTATGTCTAATAGAAACTACAAGAGCTTCTGCGTTAAATTGTGTTTCACCAGCAGCGTTTCCTGAATCTGATTTTTTTGGTATTTGTAATTTTACTATACTTCCTAATTTAATTGCCGAATTACCTATTACTTCTAACGTTGCATGATTTTGAGTTAAGTGAGAAAGAAAATCTGTTCTATTTTTTCTAGCTTCTGCAACTCCTGTGGCTGTTTTATCATTAGCAGAATCTTTAACTGTATGAACTGGTACAGATGTAGCATTTGTAGGAGGTGTTTTATAAGTTACAGTTCCAGCAACGCTATAATTTTGAGGTTTCTGAGCTACTTGATCTGATTTACCAGTTGTTGGGTTATAAGAATATTGTTCTGCTTTACTAAATCCTCTAGTTGGTGTAAAAAACGAATCAGAAACGTTAAAAGATAAAATAGCATTTTGTTTATCTTTTTCAGATGAACCATTATCTAGAGTTGTAACCTGTTTCAATGTAGCTACGGCGGATTGCTTAAAGAGATGCTCAAAAGTTGCAAATATATATTTCTGTTTTCCGTTTTCTGATCTTTGAAAGCATACAAACGCAGAAGATTTATTTTGCTGAGAAACGTGTTCGTTATTTAATTTCTGTAAACATTTTAAAGGGTGTTCGTTTCTGAATTCTAAACGTCTTTTACCTTTTGTTTCTTCTTGAATATCAATTTGTTTATCTGTTTTGAATCCTTTTTTCAAAATAGACTCAACCATTTTACTTGTTGGTTCTTCTGCAGAATATTTTACAGGATTACTTTGTGCACTAAGAAGCTCTTGACAAACCCCTCTTATTTCATATGTTTTATTTTTCAATCCACCTTCATGACTATCAGCCGAATCTTGTAAATTTTTATTTCCGAAAAATTTAAACTTAAAGCCTATTTGACCTCCGCCGTCTGCAGAAGAAAAAGCAATTTCTATATCCTTATCAAAAGAACCATTAAGTTTCGTTTTACCTAAAGCGTCGCTATGATCTATTACCTGTACTTCGCATGCAGCGCCATACATGTTTAAAATATCTTCGAAAATATTAACCTCGCCATAAGTAGCTTGATTAAAATTTGTTAAATCGATATCGCCTACTTTTAATTTTGATATTTTAATATCACCAGCTGGCATTTTATACCTTCATCAAATCTTTTAAGTTATCAGAAGCTTGTTGAGCGAGAGAACTATCAATTATTTGTACTGTTTTATTGAATTCATTTTTATCAAATTCATACTGAAGATATGTTATCGGAGTCCAATATACTTCTTCATCAGCAGGAATATTATTTACCGATATTTCAACAGCAGAAAATTCTGTTGATAATTCGCTTTCCGAACCAACAATACTATTAGTTTCTGTCATTGTTGAATCATAATAATACCCAGAAACATGTTGAAGATATAATTCTGTACCTGAAGCAAATAATACTTGCCCCTTACCAAGTTTATTATTAAGATATATCGTACATATTTCGTCTTTAATAAACCCATTAGTATTAGTGACAGTATACTTCACAACCTTATTTGTGTTTACAATCCAATCTTTTTCTTTTCTTTTATAAGAAGCAATTATATTATTATAGCCATAAACAGGCTCCCAATATTTTCTCTCTCCGATCGTAAGTGAATCAAATCTAGAAACAGTAATCGATTGTTCGCTGTTCCAATCATTTTTATAATGTTTAATTTTTTGTTGAGGTATATCGTAAGAACCATAT